GCCCGCCCGCCCCGACTCACCACCTGTCGAAGCCTGTCGATCTGTCGAGGAGTACCCGCATGACCACCATCACCCCACGAACAGCCACGGTCGCGATCTACCACGGCGACGACCTCGAGCACCTGGCAGAGCTCTACCGCGCAGCAGAGTTGGCACAGCGCCGGGCTGCTGGAACCGCTCTGCGCGTCGGCGACGACGACGCCGAGGCCCAGACGGCTCGCGATGCCTACGACGCTGCCGCCGACGAGGCAGCCGAGCGCGCGGTGATCGTGCGGCTGACCCAGGTGGGCCGCAAGGCGTTCCGCGCGCTCCTCGTCGAGCACGCCCCCCGCGAGGGCAACGAGGACGACGAGCGCGTCGGCTACAACGAGGACACGTTCCCCGAGGCCCTGCTGCTGGAGTCGGTCACCGAGCCGGAGATGAATCGGGCCAACCTGACCGCCTTCCTCGACGCCGTCTCAGACGGGGATTTCGAGAAGTTGTTCACGGCCGCGTACATGCTCAACAGGACGCCGGGTGCGGACCCAAAAGACGTGAAGTTCTCGGCCGGCACCCATTCCTCCGCCGAGACCTCGAGCTCGCCCGCTCGCTTGGGCTGACCTCTGAGGAGTGGTACCGGCTCCCCGAGGATGAGCGCGACTTCTGGGTCGCCGACTGGGAACTGGACAGGACTGCTTGCCGCCAGTGCGGACGCCCGCTCTCCGAGTGCAGTGACGCGGAGCGCGACTTCTACCCCTCGGTGCAGGTCTGCTACGCCACCATGCAGCGCGCGGCGCTCATGCGTTCATGGCGGGACATGCACGGCGGCGAGTACCACGACGGGTCATTCCGGCGCTGGTCCAAGGAGCCGAGTGAAGAGTTCCGCTTCCATCGCGACGACGGCGTGACGCTCACTGTCGCGGACTACGACGACGGCTCGTGGGACGCGCTGCTGGGGTCAGAGGCTTCTGCTGACCGCGACGAGGATGCCGAGCAGTACGAGGAACATCAGTAGTACGCCGACGATCTCGATTGGCGTCCGCGCTTCTTCGCGCTCGCCCTCGCCGCGCCACTTGCCGTCCCCGATGAACATCCCAGCACTTTACTTCCATGTCAGGGGGCTAGTCGATGGTTACTCGCCGCGAGCGCGTCGTCCTCGAACTGGAAGACAACTTCTCTCGGGGGATCGCCCAGGCTGCTGTGGCGACGAAGGCGTTCGAGCGGTCGCTGCGAGACCTCGACGGGACCTCGACGCGTTCTCGCGGGAGCATGGACGGCCTCGACGGCGAGGTTCGTCAGGTCTCGCGCTCCTCGCGCGAGGCTGACCGGTCGATCAACCAACTGACTGGCCGGCTGCGCCTGCTGACCGACGTGGCGCTGACCCTCGGGCCCGCGCTGGTCCCTCTCGGCGGCGGCGCCATCGTCGCGGTCGCGGGTCTTGCCGCGCAGTTCGGCGCGCTCGCGGGCGGTATCGGCGTCGCCATCGGCGCGCTCAACGGCGTCGGCGACGCTCTCGACGCGCTCAACGAGTACCAGCTCGAGCCGTCGGCGGAGAACCTGGCGAAGGTTCAGGAGGAGTTCGCGAAGCTCGGTCCCGCGGGCGCTGACTTCGTCGTCTTCCTCGAGTCGATCACCCCGCAGCTCCGCGAGATGCAGATGCTCGCGCGCGAGGGGTTCCTCCCTGGCTTGGCCGACGGCATCGAGGACTTCCTCGCTCGCGGCACTCAACTCAACAACATCGTGAGCGACCTCGCGGAGGCTCTGGGCGACCTGTCAGCCCGTGCCGGCGACGCCCTCGGCGGTGAACGTTTCGACGCCTTCTTCGAGTACCTCGACAACGAGGCCGGTCCACTTCTGACCGAGTTCGGCAACTCCTTGGGCTACATCGCCGAGGGCCTCGCGAACATGATGGTGGCGTTCGCGCCTGCCACCGAGGACTTCTCGTCCGGCATGGAGTCCATGACCCGATCGTTCGCCGAGTGGTCCCGCGGCTTGCAGGACAACGACTCCTTTCAGGAGTTCCTCTCCTACATTCGGCAGAACGGACCGGCCGCGGTCGACTTCCTGGGCTCGTTCGTAGACGCTCTCGCGTCGGTGGTCGAGGCGGCCGCTCCCTACGGTCAGGCCGTCCTCCCGATCCTGACGAAGGTTCTCGACGTCTTCGCCTCGATCGCTGGCACTCCGATCGGCAGTTCGCTGCTGACGGCTGCCGCGGCGTTCGTGGCGTTCAACCGTGCGGCGTCGGTCGTGACGCCGATGGTGAGCAAGCTCGGCGACGCGCTGTTCCTCACCGATCGAGCGTTCCAGCAGACTGGCAACTCGGCGACCGCAGCGGGCGGTCGGATCGGGACTGCGTTCAAGTTCGCGGGCGTCGTGGCGGGCATCATGCTCGTGAACGAGGCCGTCAACACCCTCGGCAACTCGCTCGAGAGCGCCGACCTCGCACGAAACCTTGAGGCATGGGCGCGCGGCGCCGATGTCGCCGACTTCGAGTCGGTGGGCTACGACATCGAGGTCATGGCGTCGGCACTTCGCACTGCCGAGGAGCCGCTGCTGGAGTTGACCAGCGGCTTCGGCCTGCTGGGCGACACCGCCCGCGACAAGGCGGGGAAGAACATTGAGTCGCTGGACCAGGCCCTTGCGTCGCTGGTGGAGGGCGGCAATGCCGAGATGGCGGCGGCCGCTTTCGAGCGACTGATCGCCGCGGCCGTCGAGCGGGGCGTGGATGCAGACGAGGCCGCGAGCCAGTTCGACTCCTACGCCACGGCTCTGGACAACGCCGGCTCCGAGGCTGACGAGACCGCCGTGGTTCATGGCGAACTGTCGGGCCAACTCGACACGACGACCGGGTCCCTCGACAAGATGCGAAACGCCCTCCAGTCCGCGCGCCAGGACTGGAAGGAGCAGCGGCAGGACGCGCGCAGCGTCGCCGAGACCTTCTTCAACCTCGGGGAGTCACTCAACGATGCCGAGAAGTCCCTCGGCGAGTGGCTGTCCGAGATGGAGAAGAACGCCCGCGCCCTACAGGAGTTCCAGAGCAACGCCCGCAAGGCGGCCAAGAATGGCCTCGACGAGGGCCTCATCAAGTCGCTGCGCGATGCCGGCTCCGAGGGTGCTCTGCGAATGCGGCAGCTCGCGAACGCCACAGATGACGAGATCGAGCGCGCCAATCGCGCTTGGTACAAGGGCCAGGGGGCGGTCAAGGACTTCGTCAAGGAAGTCGGTGGCGTCAAGCCGAAGTACATCACCAAGCTTGAGGCGCAGATCGACGAGGCGCTGGCCGAGATCGCCCGGCTCAAGCGCGAACTGAACATCCCTGACGAGCATGTGAACGTGTGGGTTACTCGTCGCACGGTCAACGGCGGCGGCATGGGTCCTGTGCCGGCCGGCGCCGATGGCATGACGGTGCCTGGCCCTCGCCGACCCTACGGCGACAAGGTGCTCGCTTTCATCGCTCCCGGCGAGGAAGTGATCTCCAATCGCTACGGGCAGGCCGACCGACACCGCTCGCTGCTGAAGGCGATCAACGCCAATCGCTACGCAGACGGTGGCACCGCTGGAGGGCCTCGCTTCGGCCCGAACAACCCCTTGTCCGGCATCGGCCGCGACTTCCTCTCGGCCAACGAGCTGGGTGTGCGCCTGTCGAACCTGACGCTGCGGCAGCTCGCGGCTGTGGGCGCTGACATGGAGCGCCTGGGCAAGGGTCCGCTGGCGAAGTTGGCGAAGGCGCTGGAGAAGGCCAGCGACCTGTCGGAGCAGGAACTCGAGGCCAGCAAGCGGAAGCTCGAGGCGCTGCGGGATGAGCGGGACAGCATCGCGGCCACGGTTGAGGCGCGGCTCAAGACCGCTGACCTGTTCGGCCAGGGCAACAGCGCGCAGTTCACGATGAGCCGGCCCGACAACTGGGCTGAGATGTCTGAGCAGGCGCAGGCTTCGTTCCTGCGGGCTCAGTGGTCGATCGGTCAGTCTCTCGGCTACGGGCAGACCCAATCCCCGGTCGACATCTTGCGTGCCGACTTGGCTCGCGCGCGCGAGGAGCGGGAGATGATCCAGCGCCTGCGGAAGCGCGGCCTGTCTGGCGACGCGCTCCAGTACGCGATCGAGTCCGAGGGTGGGCTGGAGGGCGCGCTGGAGTTGTCCCGCCGCGAGCTCAAGCAGTTCGAGCGGTTGTACGACAAGCGCGACCGCGTGGCCGGCGCTGTCGGCGACTTGGCTGGCAACGCTGTCCTGGGGCAGGAGATTCGCCAGCAGACCCGCGAGGTGCGTAGGCAGACCGACATCGTGCAGGCCATCCGCCAGGAGGACCGCGACACCAATCGTCGGCTCGAGCGCATCGAGAAGATTCTCGCCAAGGCGCCCCGCGAGACGGGCGACGCGGTCGGCAACGCCGTTAACGGCGCAGCCGGCCGCGGCCAGAGCCAGCGGCGACCGGGCTAGAGCATTCCGAGGTTCATCCGCAGATCAGAGTCTTCCGCGAGGTCCCTGTCGAAGACGAAGCGGATGGGTGTGGAAGCCGGAACCCACTGAACGCCGTAGCCCGGCGTCGTCGGCTGCTCACCGTCTGCGGCGGGAGCGCTGCCGAAGTAGACCCAGCAGCCACGCCGGTCCGACTGGAACGCCGCGTGCACGTCGACCAGGAAGTCGGCAAGCAACTGGTCGTCATCGAAGTCGATGGAAGCGCTTCCAAGACCCGGAGAACCGAAGACCACTTTCGCCATGCAAGGAGCGTGCCACATGATCGCGACTTTGGGCCGGGTCGATGGCTGAGACATATGGGCTGGAGTTCGGCGACCTGAACTGGTCCCCGTGGGCTCAGATCGGCGAGGTGCAGGTGCGGGTCTACGGCCTGCGCCGCGGTCGCCCCGTTCCGGTGACTTCGGTGGTGGACTCGCTGATTCAGGACGGCTCGTTCGAGCGGCTGGATCGGCACGACAACCGCGAGCAGCAGGTCATCCTCGCGATCGAGTCGTCTGACTCCCTGGCGCTGGCCGAGTACGAGGCCGCGATGTTCCTGGAGGCGCAGAAGCCGCGCAACGAGTTGCGGTGGACCCCGCCGGACGGGTTCGGCGCAACGGGCGTGTTCGACGTGCTGTGGGCCGACCTGGAGTTCCTCGACACCGACATGTGGGATCTCGAGGAGGTCCAGCTCGGGCGCCGCAACTACCTGCTGACGTTCCGCTGCCTCCCCTTCGCCCGCTCGGTCGACCCGTTCACGGTCACCGGCGTCACCTCGACGGGCACGACGACGACCACGATCAACGACGCCACGTCGGCGACCGGCTGGTCTGCTGTGGGCGGCACGTTCGGACAGTCGGGTAGCGAGGTCGCCGTCGAGGTCGAGGCTGGCACCTTCGTGGACACGGGGTCGCTGATCTATGCGCCTGCGTCGCCGGTCGATATGACCAGTCGGCCCTATCTGCGGGTGACGTGGCGCCCCGACGGCCTGTACGCCAACGACCCGGGGCCGACGGTGTTCGCTGACGGGGTGTCTCTGGCGCGCCTGGCGACCGAGTGGCTCCCGTCCGGCAAGGCCGTGTCGACGTTCGCGTGCCCGGATGCGTCGGTGGATGTGTTCCGGATCAAGTCGCCGCGTATGGCTGCGATCGTGGGAACGTCGACGACCGGGTCGTTCAAGGTCGACAAGCTCGAGAAGTCCGACGTCGCACCGACCACGACGACGCTGCGGCAGAAGGTGACGGCGGTCAACGTGCCGGGCTCGGCTCGCACACCGGTGTCGCTGTCGCTGTCGCACGAGACCGACGCGCTGGGCGACGTACTGATCTACACCTCCCCCGCGCTGGCCGCTGGGTACGTTCCTGCCCTGTCGCCGTTCGCGACCTCGTCGGGCAGCACGGAGGCTGGCAACGTGTCGGGGCGGAAGTGGACCAACTTGGTCACCTTCGATGTTCCGGCTGCGATGCTGCCGCGGGGCTCGTTCCAGCTGGTGGTGCGGTCGCTGTCGGGGTCGGCGATCGGTCGCACCGTGTTCACCTCGACAGCGAACACGCGTCTCAACGGCGTGACCCAGGCGCCGACCTTGACGGAGGTGGTGTCGGTTCCGCGGACCTCGAACACGGCCTACCGGTACGTCAACCTCGGCTCGTTCGAGCTGCCCCCCGCGTCGGTCCCTGAGACCTCCAGCGCCCTGGTGCGGGTCACCATCGACACGGATTCCAGCGAGACGATCGACGAGGCGTGGCTGTTCTACCTCCCCGACGATGAGTCCGCGCACGTGTCGCAGATCCAGTGCGGCACGGGCACACCGTCGGCCGGCGGCCCTGCCAGCCGGGTGTGGCTCGACTCGCCGTCAGTCGAGAGGGAGTACCCGGCGGCCTACATCGGGACCGCGGAGGACCGCGCCGACGCAGTGTCGCCCTCTGGCGTGCCTTCGAACTGGGACGAGCACCGGATGGTTGCGGGCGAGAACCTCGTGTTCGCGGTGACCCCCGGCGCCCTAGACGCTCTGGTGAGCGTCACCGGCTACGCGGCCTGGCACACCCACCCGGCCGACCCGGCGGCCTGAGATGGCGCGGCTCAGGGTCGGGGGACAGCTGCTCCACGAGTTCACTCGCGTGAGCGGGCTGCGGTGGCGTCACGGCATCGATGGTGGCTGTCTGAGCGCGGAGTGGACTGTGTCGCGGCGCCCGTCGTCGATGACGCACCCAGCGTTCAAGCGGGGCGCGCTCGTCGAGGTCTTCCACGGCCTACAGCGGGTGTGGGTCGGCCGGCTCTCGGAGCCGGGCGACGACACCTCGCAGCTCTACGCAACGGGCCTGCTGGCTCAGGCAGACGGCTACATGGCGTTCGACGGGACCGCGGTGACCGACGACGTGGACGACGCGTTGACGTATGCGACGGCGAACGGGCTGTCGTTGACCTACCTGGGCGACGCGCCCGCGAACGTGGTGCCGGCCGAGGAGCCGCAGAAGCTCGGTGCGTTGATCGCGATGCACGCCACCGCGAACAGTGTCCGTGCGACGGTGCGTGCGGATGGGATCCTGCGGTGGGAGGCCGACCCGACCACCCCGACGCTGGCGATCCTGCCTGGTGTGGGCGTGCTGGGGCGGGCCGACGAGGACTTCGCGACCCGCGTCCAGTGCCGCTACATCTCCAGCGTCGCCGGCACGCCTCCGGTACCTGACGGGTATGCGGTGGCGGAGAAGATCAACGCCGACGCCGAGGCGGTCTACGACAGGTCAACGCTGTACGTCGACATCACCGACCGCGGCCTGTTGACGGCCACGGAGGCGGGCTGGATCGCGCAGGGCATCCTCGACAAGTTCGGCGCCCGCCTGTCGTTCACGAGTGGGGTGACGGTGAACAGTCGCCAGCTCGTGACGGTCGGTGGTGGCCGGGTGGCGCTCCAGACGATCCGTGCGGGTCAGATGGTGCGATTCCTGGGCGCTCGGACGCCGTCGAGCTTCGCTGGCGGCGCGTTCGACGTGGTGATCGGCTCGACGGACTACACCGACGGCTCGGGCGAGATCACGCTGAACCCGTTGGGTCTGGTGCCTCGCACGTTGGCCGACATCATCGCGTCGGTGCCCACGATCCACACGGCGCTGAACCCGATGCCTGGCGCTGGGGCGGTGCAGGCCGCATGAGCGCGGTGGTGATCTCGGGGCCGTTCGTGCGGTCGGTGAACGTGGACATCGTCAACGCCGCTGGCCTGACCGAGGTCGCGTGCGTGCGGATCGACCGTGACGGCGTGTGGTTCGCCGAGCCCCTGACCGGCGCCGACGAGTTCGCGGTCCGCGAGTGGCTCTCCAGCCGCGACGACGCCGACCTCGCCTGGCGTGCCGCGTTCCGGGCGATCGCCTCGACCACCGAGGCGGGCTTCGAGCGCCACCTCGACCTGCTCGAGGAGCGCGGTGCCCGGGTCCTGCCCCTGATGGAGGCGGTCGACCGCCTCGCGCTGGGCTCGCTGCCGTCGCGTGCTGTGGCGCTCACCTTCGACGACGGCTACGCGAGCGTCGTGGAGACCGCGTGGCCGATGCTGCGCAAGCGGGACATGCCCGCGACGCTGTTCGTCTGCTCGGAGTACCTCCCCGGCAGCGAGCGCTTCGACTGGGACACCCGCGAGTCGATCCACG